GGCTGCGCTCGATGGCGGTGCGGTATCTGTTCCTGGATGAGATCGACGCCTATCCGGGCGATGTCGACGGCGAGGGCGACCCGATCAATCTGGCCTTCGCGCGAACACGGACGTTCTCCAGGCGCAAGGTCTTCATGTGTTCAACGCCGCTCGTCACGGGCTTGAGCCGGATCGAGGCAGCGTTCGCTGAAAGCGATCAGCGGCGCTACTGGGTGCCGTGCCCGCATTGCGACGAGTTCCAGGTGCTCAAGTTCGAGCGGCTGCGCTGGCCGAAGGGTGAGCCGCGCAAGGCGGCCTACCACTGCATCGCCTGCGAGCAGGCCATCTTCAATCACCAGAAGAACGCGATGCTCGCGCGAGGCGAGTGGCGGCCCGAGGCGGCAGGCGACGGGCGCACGCGCGGGTATCACCTGTCGAGCCTGTACAGCCCCGTGGGGTGGTATTCCTGGGAGCGCGCAGCCGAGGACTGGGAAAAGGCGCAGAACGATGTCGAGCGGTTGAAGTCGTTCGTCAACCTCGTGCTCGGAGAGTCGTGGCAAGAGCGCGGCGACGCGCCCGACTGGCAGCCGCTCTACGACCGCCGCGAGGATTATCCGATCGGCACGGTCCCGCGGGGCGGGCTGTTTCTCACCGCTAGCGCTGACGTGCAACGGGACCGGATCGAGGTCGAAGTGGTGGCCTGGGGGCGAGGGAAGGAGTCCTGGTCGGTCGACTACCGCGTGCTCGTGGGCGACACGGCACGGGCTGATGTCTGGCGGCAGCTCGACGCTCTGCTTGAGGAAGAGTTCCCGCACGCGAGCGGCATGCGGCTGCCGATCCGTGTGCTGTGCGTCGACTCGGGCTTCAACCCGCGCATCACCTATGACTGGGTGCGAGGGCACCCGCAGGCCTCCTGGGGGCCGGCCGGGGCGCGGGCCGCGCATCCCAGGACGGCCGTGGCGGTGAAAGGCACGGCGCGGACGGACCGGCTGATCCTGAATGCCTCACCGGTGGACTCAAGCCGTCGGCGCGGCACGCGGCTGTGGACGCTCGGGACGCCGGTGGCGAAGTCGGAACTCTACAGCCGCCTGCGTCTCGTGCCGCCGACGAAGGAAAGCGGCGAGCCGTTCCCGGCGGGCTATTGCCACTTCCCGCGCTACGAGGAGGAGTACTTCCGGCAGTTGACCGCGGAGAGCCTGGTCAAAGGCCACTGGGTGGTCGCGCCCAACCGGCGCAATGAAGCGCTGGACTGCCGGGTGTATGCGCGTGCGGCGGCCTCGATCTACGGAATTGATCGTTTCACCGAGAGGCACTGGCGGGAACTCGATCAGCTCTTGCCCGCGTCCGTGGCGCAACCGGAGTCACCGGCGCCACCTCAGCCGCGCCCCGTGCGCCGCGTGACCGTGAGATCGAACTGGATGAAGCGATGACTCGTTGACCCATGGCCTACTCGCAGACCCAACTCGAAGCCCTGGAGGCGGCGCTGGCCAGCGGCACGTTGCGCGTGACGTTTGAAGGCCGAAGCCTCGAGTACCGCAGCGTGGATGAACTCAAAAAGGCGATCGCCGAAGTGAAAGCCGCGATGGCGGCGGCGGATCCAGATCGGCCCCGCTCGCGCGTGATCCGGACCTACACGAGCAAAGGTTTCTGATGGGCTACTGGCGGAATCTCGTGCGGGCGGCATTCGCTCCGCTGCGGACGCTTGCAGGTTACGAGGCCGCCGCCAGCACGCGCCGCACGCAAGGTTGGAACCCTTCAAATGAGGGGATCAATGCCCTGGTGGCCGGTGGCGGCGACGCTCTGCGCGCGCGCTCGCGCGACATGGTGCGCCGCAACGCCTGGGCGAGCAATGCGGTCGAAAGCTTCGTCGGCAACGCCGTAGGCACGGGCATCAAGCCGCAATCGAAACACTCGGACCCGGCCGTGAAGCGGCGGCTTCAGGAACTCTGGCTGCGGTGGACCGACGAGGCCGATGCCGCCGGGCTGACCGACTTCTACGGGCTTCAGGCGCTGGTGTGCCGCTCGACGATCGAGGGCGGCGAGTGCCTGGTGCGGCTGCGCGACCGCCGGAGCGAGGACGGGCTGACCGTGCCGCTCCAACTCCAGCTTCTCGAAGCCGAGCACCTGCCCGCGGCGAAGAACGAGAATCTGCCGAATGGAAACGTCATCCGCGCAGGAATCGAGTACGACAAGCTCGGCCGCCGCGTGGCCTACCACCTCTACCGCGAGCATCCCGGAGAAAAGCTCACGTTCTTCAACGCTGGCGAGACAACGCGCGTGCCAGCCGACTCGGTGCTCCACGTTTACAAGCCGCTGCGGCCCGGGCAGCACCGCGGCCAGCCGTGGCTCACGCAGGTGCTGGTGAAGCTGCATGAACTCGATCAGTACGACGACGCCGAGCTTGTGCGCAAGAAGCTCGCGGCCATGTTTGCTGCCTTCATCACCGAGAACAACCCCGAGGACCCGGTGATCGGCTCGAAGCCAGGCGAGGGCGAGACGGACTCAAGCGGCGCACCGCTGGCCGGAATCGAGCCCGGCTCGATGGTGAAGCTCCTGCCCGGCGAGGACGTGAAGTTCACCGAACCAGGCGATGTGGGCGGCATGTATACGGAGTTCATGCGCGTGCAGTTGCGAGCGATCGCCGCGGGACTGGGAATCACCTACGAGCAGCTCACAGGGGACCTCGAGCGCGTGAACTACTCCTCGATCCGCGCCGGATTGCTTGAGTTCCGGCGGCGCTGCGAGCAGTTCCAGCACCAGGTGATGGTGTTTCAGTTCTGCCGCCCGGTGTGGCGGGCCTGGATCGAGGCGACAGTCCTCAGCGGCGCGATCGATGCGCGCGACTACGCCCGCGCGCCTGAGGCTTACCTCGACGTCGAGTGGCGCCCTCCGTCGTGGGCGTGGGTCGACCCGCTCAAAGACATGAACGCCGAGGTCACGGCCGTGCGGGCGGGCTTTAAGCCGCGCAGTGCGGTCATCAACGAGATGGGCTACGACGAGGAGGACGTCGACCGGCAGGCCGCCGCCGACAACGCGCGGGCTGACTCGCTCGGGCTGACCTATGACTCCGATCCCCGCAAGACCACTTCCAACGGGCAGCGAGTCGCCGAGCCGGAGGCTGTAACGCAAGTCCAATGACGCATCTCCCGCACATCGCCTCGCGCGTGTTCCACACGCCGCTGATGATCGATTCGAAAAAGCTCGCGGCCATTCTGGCCGTGCTGGCTCCGCGCCTCGGCATGGAGCCGCCCGCCGCAGACGCCGCATTGCTCACCGAGCAACGGTCGCGGAAGCCTTACGCCGTCACCGACGCCGGCATCGCCGTCATTGAGGTCTCGGGCAGCCTCGTGAACCGAGCCTCCGGGATGGACGCGCAATCGGGGCTCACCTCGTATGAGCAGTTGGGCAACGAGATTCTCGAGGCAGCCACCGATCCGCAGGTCCGAGGCATCCTGCTGCGTCTCGACAGCTACGGCGGCGAGGCCAACGGCGCCTGGGATGTGGCGAGCCTCATTGAGGAGGCCGCAAGGGTGAAACCGGTCTGGGCTTCAGTCGACGACTGGGCCCTGAGCGCTGGCTACCTGCTCGCCTCGGCCGCGGACCGCATCTGGGTCACGCGCACGGGCGGCGTCGGCTCTGTCGGCATCATCGCCATGCATCTCGACCAGAGCGGCTGGGATGCGGCCAACGGCCTGCGCTACACGACGATCTTCGCCGGCGACCGCAAGAACGATTTCAATCCGCACGAGCCGCTTTCAGAGGGCGCCCGAGGTGTGCTGGTCGCCGAGGTCGACCGGCTCTACAGCATGTTTGTCGACGCCGTGGCCCGCCGCCGCGGCCTGAGCGCCGCGGCCGTGCGCTCGACCGAAGCAGGCATCCTCTACGGCGAGGACAGCGTGGCTCGAGGGTTGGCCGACCGTGTCGGCACGTTCCGCGAGGCCCTGGCCGCGATGACCGAGTCGCTATCAAGACCCAAGTTCACAAAAGGAGGCACTCCAATGTCTGAAACAACCCGGGCGGCCGCGAGTCCGCCCGCCCCCGATCTCGCCGCGATCGAGGCCCAAGCCCGTGAGCAGGGCTACGCCGAGGCGGCCGAGATCGTCGTGCTGTGCTCGATCGCCGGCCGGCCCGCGTTGGCCGGCGACTTCATCGGCCGCCATCTGTCGGCGGCCGAGGTCCGCAAAGAACTGCTCGCGCTGCGGGCCGAGGC